GATTAATATTGTTAATCTTCTTTACAACAAATTTTAAGATTTCGCTTCTTTTAATATCTTCTTCTGAGAACTCAAAAGTATAGATTCCTTTTTCCATGCAGTCTTCTCCAGTGAAAAGTTCAAAGAAATCAAAGAAACCATTCTTAACTTTAATGTCGGACTGCATAAAATCTCCGCATAAAAAGATTTTTGTGCCTTCTCCGATTCTAGTTAAGAGAGTTGTAATCTCTTTAGCTGTAAAGTTTTGCACTTCATCAGCAATAATGATTTTATCAGTGAATGTGCTGCCTCTTAGGAAGTTAACTGGTATTGCGGTAAGCCTACCATCGTCTTTAAGACGGTAAGCATCAGTAGCTTCGATCATTTCGTGAACTTTATCCTCAAGAGGAATCAAGTAAGGCGCAAATTTGTCGCCAACTGTTCCGGGCAGTGCTCCTAGAGATTTCTCTCCGCTCTCTGCGATTGTTCTAATGTAAATGATTTCTTTGTCATTGTTGCTAATGAGGTTTAACGCTGCGTAAACAGCCATAAATGTCTTTGATGTTCCCGCTGGTCCAGCGATGAAAGAGATTTTGGTCTGCTCGTTTAAAAGTATTTTTAATAAGTCTTGTTGCTTATCTGAAAACTTAAATTTTCTTTCTTTAAATTTGATTTCTTGTTTTAGTTGCGGAATTGTGATTCCCGCAGGTTTAGTTTTCTTGTTCTTAGGGGCTTTTTTTGCCATAAAGTGTTAAACCATCTCTTCAATAATCTGCAATCCTCCTTTAGCTACTCCGTTGGAATCAACAGAGAGACTTTGATTAGATAAAACGCCAGCTACCGAAAAAACGGTAGTGTCCGACATTGTAATTGTGCAGGTTACTGTTGTGTTTGGTTGATAATCAGATAGCCAATCTGCATTGGACAGTCCGTTTACTTGCAAAGATTTTGTAACTTTAGAAACGCTAACTTTTTCGGGATATTCCGAGCCAATAACAAAATTTGGAACTCTATCAACTTGAATATCGAAAGAAATATCCTCGTACTGTGAAATTGGAGTGCTGGAAAAATTTGGAGCAGAGAATTGAATTGTTGTTGCTCTTAAAGGCGAGAGCAAAACCTCAGAAGAAGCTTGCTGTTCAGTATAAGCGTAAACTCCTGTGCCATTAGCTAATCCGTAAGAGTCGAATTGTAAAGCGGCAGACGCAACTTTCCAAGGTTCAAACGATGCGGAAAAACTTTTTAAATAACATTTACTAAATTGGTAATCTGGAACTTTGATTGCTGATCCGCCAACAGAATCTCCAGTTAAATTGATGATTTTGTTGATTTCTCCAGAAACTAAAAGAACATTTGCGGAAATACTTGAACTTTTTGGGCCAGTTTGAATGTAGTAATCCATCTCCTGACCAATTCTTCTAACTCTTTTTAAACTAGTTGTGTTTGATGCGCTTAAACTAGTTGCGTACAAGATGTTGTCGGTAGCGCTATCAGCGTTCGTAAAATACGCCCTGATTTTATCGTAAGTAACGTAAGGCATCTGATTATTTTACACTTTTTTTGAACTGTTTTAGATCAGCGTCATCAATCATTGAAAGCCGCTTCAAGAACTTGACATTTTCCAGTTTCACGTTCTGCATAACAAGACGACTGCCGCCAGTAATGATTCCTTCTTCGTTTACGTCGTAGATAAACAAAGTTGTTGACATTAAGCCGATTCTCACAATTCTCGCTGGGCTTTTTGTGCCGTCCCAAAACATTAAAACGTCATCTTCTTTTAATCCAGATGTCATTTTAAAGATAATGCTCTTGACAATGTTGATGATAAATTCTTTAAACAGCAACGAAGCAACGCCCGCTACCAAAAGTACCGAATTTTGAGAAATAAAAGAATTCATCTGATCTTCCATGCTATTTTTTACACTTTAACTGGAAAAACCACCTCTTGAACTACTATAACTTATGAACGGAAAAGGATCAAAACGTCGCCCATCTTCTATCTCTTCTGACGAATTCGCAAACAGAATTGATGATATTTTTGAAAAGAAAAATAAGGTGCAAGTGCCTGTTCTTCAAGACAAAGACGGCTACTTCATTGTAATTCCAAAAAAAATGCTCAAAAAGGCTGGACTTAATGAAGGAGATAGTGTTGATTTCACTCCATCAGGAGACGGATACCTCGTTTCCAAAACTTTAAAACCAAATAAATAATTTTATGGGAATGTTCGACACAATTATCGTTAGCGACACTCTTCCTTACTCAGAGGAAATGATTTGCCTTGGCCTAAACTCTAATAACGGCGATTTTCAAACTAAAGATTTGATCAATTGCTTAGAAACTTATATTATCCAAGGCAAAAAACTCTTTGTACGAAAATACGAAGTGAATAAATTTGTCGAGCCAGAAAAGCCATCTGGCCCTTGGGATTTCGGCCATATGGAAAGAAGCGGAGAGTATCTTGAACAAGTTAACCATCACGGCAAGATCGTTTTCTACACTTATTACCGAGACGTTCTTGATCTTTGGGACTGCTCCGTAGATTACGAAGCTACTTTCACTCACGGCGTTTGCGATAGCATTGTTTTGGCGAAATTCACTAAAGAATCAAACAAAGAGAGACTAGAAAATGAGAAGAGATGGAAAGAGCAGATCGCTAAAAACCATAATCTTTGGTACAATAAGTATATTTTTTATACTCTCACTTACCGCAATTTCTCTCGCTACAAATATAAGTTTTTTACAGCAATCGCTAACTTTTTTCACAAAATCGCATGACCTTAACAACTAACAAAGAAATCTACAAAGGAGACATCGTTGCAATGACTGCTGCGGTGTATCAAGAACTCGCAAATCGAGACATTCGTTTTAATTCTGTGCGAGAAGATGATGAATTTTACGATTTCTTATCACAAAGTCTTGACATTTGGTTTAAAACCGACCACTCTAAAAATTATGAACTCAAAAACTCTCTCAGAGATTCCTCTCTTTAGCGCAGATTTGGCCGATAGTCTCACATCAACTAGCCTCAAATGGCATTATGAGAATACAATGCAAAATGTTAAAATTTTGCAGTCTAAAAAGAAATTAGAAAGTTGGGAAACAGAGGATTTGGAATACAACCTCACTCTCGCGGGTGCTCTTCGCATAGTTTGTGATTATTATGGAGTAGAAACTAATGAAACCAAAGAAAAATCTAAAAAACAAAAAACCAGCAAAGTTAAAGCTTCCAAAAAAGTTTGAAGGCCACATTAACGCGCTAAAAGCTTACTCTACGGAAACGCAAGAGAAGCTCTTGTCCGATATTTTAATGACTGCTTATGTAATCGGTATTGAATCTACCGTTAGCGAAGAATATAAAACATTTTTAAAGTATATCGTAGATGGTGACAAAGAAATGGTTGAATTTGTATGAAAATTATTTGTATTTCAGACACTCATGGACTTCACGGTCATTTAAAAGGTAAGATTCCAGATGGAGATATGATTATCCACTCTGGAGACTTTTGTAATGGCGGCGATTACTTTGATTGCGTCGAGTTTTTCGCATGGTTCGGCTCTTTGCCGCACAAATACAAGCTTGTTATCGCTGGTAATCATGATAAATGGATGGAAAAAGCAAGCCGTTCTGAAATCAACGCGATCATACCGCCGGGCATTCACTATCTTCAAGATGAAGGCGTCACAATTGAAGGTTTAAACTTTTGGGGATCGCCAGTTCAACCAGAATTCTTTGATTGGGCGTTTAACCGCAAACGCGGATTGGCTATTCAAGAACATTGGAACTTGATTCCAAAAAATACTGATGTTTTGATTACTCATGGTCCACCTATGAGTATTCTTGACAAAGCTCCGGGCAATGTTCACGTTGGATGCGCCAACTTATTCACTACAATCACTGAAAACCTTAAACTTAAGCTTCATGTTTTTGGCCATATCCACAATGGCTACGGCATCGAAGTTAAAAACAACACTATGTTTGTTAATGCAGCTATCTGCACTGAACAATACAAACCAATTAACGCTCCTAGAACAATCGAACTCTAAATAATATGACAGCAGAAGAATACATTTCACAAGGTAAAGAAAAAACAGAAAAGAAAGTATGGTTTTGGCCTACTGGATGGTACGTTGCGCCATACGCTCTAGGTTTTAGAGAGTGGGACAAGTATTACGCTTACTTGTCCGTTCAGTATCCTGTTCAGCGTTTCCTAAGAGAAACTTATGATGATTGCTATTATTCAGTTGGTTCCAATTACCGATTTATTAAGCGCAAAATCAAGAACTTTTTGCGTCATCCACGCAAAGAGTTTCGTAACGCTGTGTTTGATAAGAGCGGAGAAATAGATATGGTCGAAATTATCGTTTTGTTTCATCTTGCTTGCGTTGTTGAGCTAGTTGAAAGAGAAAAATATCTTGAACATATTTGTTCAGAGACTGAAAAGGAAATTCAATTCGTTAAACAACTTAAAGAAGCTTACGATTACGCTAAAGGCGGACGGCAAAAGCTTTTAGACGATATTCACAATCACGCTTTGAGTTTAGAGAATGATAATTTCACAGCTTACATTGAAATGGACAAACACCTTAACGAATGCGACACAGTTTTGTGCGACTTTGTGGTTAAAAACCGCGAAAAGTTTTGGACCTAAAATGAAAAGCTTAGTTTTTAGATTAATTTGGGCGCTATTAGCTATCCCAGCCTTTATTGTGCTGGGAGGCTTAACATTCTTGATTCAAATGACCTTTAACTCTAAAGAAGCCAGACGCGACTTTGTTAAAGGCTTAAAAGAATTGTTTTCTTATATTAAAAATGGTTCTCAGCCACCTTATGAAGAGGATTTGAATGACGCAAACTGATACAATAGTTGATACTTTAGTAACGCATCAAACTGTAACACATAAAACTTGTCGTGCTTGCAAATTGCTTAAGCTTTTGTCTGATTTTTATGTGAATAAGGCAGGTCGATTTGGTCTTAGGGGAAGTTGTAAAGAATGCTATGATAAAACTCCACATAGAAATTTAAAAACGAGGAGAGATGTAGCAAGATGTTTAAAAATTAGTTATATTAACCATTTAGGCGGCGCATGTATCAGATGCGGACATTCTGTTCCGGAAGCAATAGACTTTCATCACATTGTCCCGTCAGAGAAAAAGTTTGAGATAGGAGAGTGTAGAAGAAAATTAGATGATGAAGAACTTATAAAAGAATTACAGAAGTGCGCCCCATTATGCAAGAACTGCCACGCCGAATTTCACGCTGGAAGATTTGATTTAAAGCCATACCTACACAAAATACCAAAATTTAATGAAAACACTGAAAAACAGGATAGTACTGGGGATGACCTTGTACTTGGGATTCAAATTAGCAACTTTGATTGAGCTATTTTTAATATTTTTAATTAAGGCATAACATGAACAAATACATATTCGTTGACTTAGATGAAACATTAATCCATACTTATGGATTATTCTCCAAATCAGTTATGCCCGGTTATCAAAAGATAACTTTAGGCTCAAAAGAGCATTATAATACGAAGGTTAGAGAATGTTCTGTCGCGTTTTTGGAGCAAGCTCGCAAGAAGGCTAAGGTTTTTATGCTCACAGTAGCTACAAGAGACTATGCTCTTGCCATGAACAAAGCCTTTTCCTTTGGATTTGAGGCCGAAGATATATACTCGCGTGAGGATATTCGCGGGCGCACTGGCAAAATTCCTCAAATTGAACCGGGCGCTGTTTGGTTGTTCGATAACCTTCCAAAAGAGTATAACGAAGAAAAATGTAGATATTTGGCGCATTTGGGTCCGTTGAATTACGTTCAAGTTTCCGAATTTGACCATTATTCAGGCTCTTCTACTACTCTTCCTGATTATACTTATGGTAAACAAGATATCTCTAATGAGTTGTTGGCGCTTTTAGTGGAAAAGGTTAAGTAAATATCTTTTATGGGTTTAAATAAAACAAAAGCACCTCCAAAAGAAAAAGTCGTTATAACTGCCGCAGTTGTTAAAGATTTTTTAGATATCTTAAACAAGATTGGTGGAATAGAGAATTTTTCTGAGTCTATAAAGGTTTGGAAAGCTCATCCCCGCAAACATGAGATAGAAGATTGCATTTCTCCTGAAGAAATAGCTCCATTATTTAGGTATAATGATAATGGCGATATATTTAGAATCAAAACAGATAGAAAAA